TCTAACGATAGCGTCGCCCGATACGTACAGCAAGCCGCTGGGTTTTTGGCAGGCGACATAGTTTATACCACAATTAAAATTAAAAAATCAGTATCGGACAGTGTAACATTTAGAGTTGTGTCTTCTACCGCCCCGTTTATGACGTACACGTTTTCAACTGATACGTTTTCAACATCAGGTACTGCTGTTTTTTCACGAAACCTGCGTGCTGACGGATGGGTTGAGATTAAAATTGCATACACTATGACCGCAGATACAAATGTGAATATGAGGATGCATTGCGGTGACAATGCATCCCCTGTTGTTGGTGATAGCGTGTACGTATGGGGCGCTCAAATGTCGCTAGTGGATGGGCCATACATCAAAACAACCACAGCACCAGCGACACGCGGAGCTGACAAAGCGTATATTCCAATGATGAACAGCCTACCAGCTCCAGGTAGCCCGTTTACTATTGTTATTGATAGTGCTGACATTCCAACGTCACTCACTACAAACGCTTTTTTGTGGTCTGGTGATGCTTTATTTTACGCTCGCAGACAAGTTGCATCAGGAGCTATTCAATTCGCAACAGGCAGCGGAACAGCAACGACAGCAAGTAATTTTGACACATCAAGCGGTGTTAAGTTTGCCTTTGTTTACGATGGTGTCAACGCTATGATATACGCTAACGGATTGCAAGTGGCAACCTCGGCATCTGGAACACCTGCCTATGATCTTAATAATGACCTTTCAATAGGCTCTTATTATACGTTTATACAGCCAGTAAATACCGAGCTCAAAGGCCTTGAGATTTATCACCGCGCATTGAGCGAAAACGCGATATTAGCACTAGGAGCAGCATCATGAGCGAATACTCAGCAACACGAATTCCAGCAGATGAGAAGCTGCACTTTGCTATTTTTGCGACAGTGACAACATCAATAGCAGCAGCTCCTGCAATATCTTATATGCAGGGAATGACACTATCAGATACTAGTAGCAAAGGTTTCGAGCTAATCGAAGATGGTGACGGCGAGTTCTGGCTAAAAAACAGTACAGGCCGTGACTTTGAATTGATGAGTGGCATTGTCAGTTATCAGTTAGATAATGGCACTGGTGGCACTGCCCAGCTAAATCTATTTTCGGACCGGACAGGTGATGATGGCGCAACATTCACGGAGAACGGAAACACTCTTCGAACAAGTGAGATCTCTAATACATCTGCTTCAAGTCAGACCAAGGACTCAGAGGTTAAAAACTTTCTGAATGGTGAGGCTATTAGATTCGCAGCGTTTAATGGGGCAGGTGGGGCGCTTACTTTTGCCGCGCCTACTGCTACGGTGCGCGGTGGTAATGTTGTTGATGGGTTCAGCTTCTTCTGGCGGCTAACTGAGCAGTAACCGAATAATAAAAAGCCCCGATAATGGGGCTTTGTTTTACTATCCTACAGCGTAACCATTTTTTAATATGCAACAAACAACCCACAAACACAACGATGCAAGCAAAACAAGCTGAAAATCAAATCGAGCTAGATCGCTGTATGCTGTAAAATAATAGTGTGCAGATACTAATGCAGTGCAGTACAAAAGTGAATTAAAGTGCGCGTAAAAACACCAATCGAGCCAAACAATAAACCACGGCATGTGAACTCCTATTAACAAATTCTATTTTTCAACTCGGCGTGCAATGAAAAAAAACAGCAATAACCAATTCTTTCATGCTCTATTATTTTAATGCAAAGCCTCCCGCTTTCCTGTTCTGACGCTTGATTTATACATCTTTCTGCGAATTTTATTAAATCATGACTTGTTGCCAGCACTCCATTGTTATTAATGGCGATGGATTTTTTTAACTCCGACTTTAGCCTGGCTATCTCTGCTATATATTCAACTTCTTTTTTTGAGTTCATGTTGTTTCCTTTTACTTTGTTCGATTAACGTCTATTTTCAACGCGCCACACTCAGGGCAGAAGTAGACAGTTTCACCGCCACGATTGCGACCGCCTTTTCTTGCTGGCTCTCTAGCAACAATCCCTGACGGGTATGCCGCATTTAATTTGCCGAAATCATCTTTTACCTGTAAATCCGCAGTTGCATTTCATGTTATTTCTCCAAAGGCGGAACAATCTCTGCCAGTTCGTTGTTTTCTTGCAGCTTAACAAGCCGCGCTCTATTCAGCTCGGTATCGCCACCGATAAAATCAATCATAGGTAGAAGGTTATTAATCTGCTTTTCTTTTGCAATCTCCAGTTCCGTTTTGGTACTGATTGAGTGGAATGCAATAAACCATTCTTTATCTATTGCGTCAATGTGACCGTCTTTATCAAGTACGCAAATTTCCGAGTCTGTTTCAAACTTGAATGTTACAGTATTGATTTTAATGTCATCGTCTAGCGCTATGCCATGCTCAACACGACAAAGCATATCAGCTTCAGGCTTGCCGTGTGTTAATGCAATTTCAGGCGTGTAGATTAGCTGCTCAGGCTTTGTCTCGTGCTTGGCCTGCATTTCTTCATTCATAATTCGTGCAATCTCTTGTTGGTCTGTGATTGCTACAATATCGATATTGCTCATAATAACTCCTTAATTAATTTAATATTCTGCACATCTCCTTCATGGTAAATGTGCCATTTTGCGTCTGAAAACATGTGATGCTTGTCACTGTATTTTGCTATAACTTCTTTGTTGCCGATAGTGAATTTATACATAAAGCCGTCGATTAAGTTCATAACAACACCTCTCAATTCAATACAGTAACAATAATATCGATTGACGATTAACGCCAATCGTTAGTTTTTATCGTTTGGCGATTGTTGATAGGTTTAGCCTGTTAAGCCAAAAAAACAAATTACCGCACCGGCAAAACACCATCCTGAGTCATGCTCAAATCCAAAATAACAAAGCCCAAGCATTGCTATTGCTATTGATAATTCTTTCATACTAAACCTCTTCCATTTCAAACCGCACAAAATCAGTGCCTTCTATTCTATTTGCGCCAGTGATGCGCCATACCTTGGCTTCTAGCGCCCAATATAGCCCTTTCTCTATATTGTCGATAATTGCACGATATAGAGGTGTATTTATGCCTACTCGCATTGTGCGCGTTAGTTTTCCGTTTAATGCTGCCATTACGCCTCCTGACTTTTGATTATGCACTCAAGGATTGCGCGTGGTAGGTCTTCATCTGACTTGTAATAAGATGCCGAGTAATCAAATGATGAGCCTATAAACACAAACTGATTATCGTAATTTATCACGACCTTTTGCTTGACCATCAACGGCCCCAAAATAGACCAGTCGAATGGGTTGTAAGTTTAGCTGCTGCTTTTATATTTGCACAAAACTCTCTTGCTGCAAAAACCAACGTCAACTAGTACGACCTCAATACCCTCAATCTCCGCTATTTTCTTCGCTATTGCTAACTCTTGTTTGTTCATTACATGACTCCTTTTTTAATAGCTAACTCAATTGCTCTATCCCTGCCTTTCTGAGTTAGCTCGTAATTACCAAATCCAAATTTTGTTGATTGAATGTATTTATCATTAAGCAACTCGAATGCTGTATCTGATAAATCTCGGTCATAGTAAATACTCCCGCGCTCAAAAATCTTTTTGATTAGTCGTGTTTTTGCTCCAGTCCAATTACTCATCGCTTAATCCTCTTTGTTTGTTAATTTTAAAATGGTCACTGTATCAGCGTAATTAGACACAGCCTGCTTTGCGTAAATATAAATTTCTTTGTAGTGCAATCCTTGATTCATGCCGTCTTGCAGTGCTTTTCGTGCCACATATTCAGCAGTAGTTAAAAATGCTAAGTCCATGGCATCCAATGTATCTCGAAAGCCTTTTGCAACCTTCTCATTTTTACTGATTAGCTCAAGCGCCTTGTATTCCATTTTTGTTATGTTTGAATAATACATATTCGCCGACTTACTGCCCTGACTTGTCGCGTACTTGATAAACTCAGCTATTTGATCGGTAACTGACTTTCTCGCGCCTTTGGATTGTAACCGCGCCTGCTTCCACTCTACCGCTTCAACTTTCCGTGACAGCTCTTTTTCCATGGCGTTAAATGCAGCAATGTATTTCTCTTTCCACTCTGCTGCTTTCTTACCAGTAAAGCCCATACAAAGAAATGCAAAGCCGTCTTTTGTCATCATGTAACCACCAAAAGAGCGGTTCATTTTATTAGTGAAAGAACACTGCGCAAAATTGCGCACTTTAAATTCTTCGCTGCATTCTAAGTTTGTTATTGCGCGCATCAAGTCACGATGAACCTTTCCAAACTTTTCAGCTACAAGCTGAGAGCTAACCATCGGAATATCATTCTGCAAAACTACTAAATCATTCATAAAACACCTCAATCAAATAATGTTTAATAATAATAGTTGATTTGCACATTATTATCAACTATTATTTAGCTGACCAATTCGGGGATAACTAGGAGAAAGAAAGATGAAATTGAGTGAGCGATTAGAGCGAGATGAAGCATGCGGTGATTTTGGTAAGGCGTTACATGGTTATAGCGAGAGAGCAAAAGCCTTGGAATGTAAGTTATGGCATTATGTTTTCATGGATGCAGTAAAGTGGGGCGCTAGTCAGGAAGCGGCGCGCAAGCATGCAGATAAAACGATTGATGAAATTTAACTAAAGGAGAAAGAAAGATGAGCGATGCGACTATAATTTACTGTGGCTTCATGTACCTGCTAACGCTAGGGACGGTAGGCGCTGGACTTTGTAATGAGAACAATAGGGCAGATTTAACAATGGTTTTCGGAATGACAATGCACTTTATAACATCGCCATTGTCAACGCCGGTAATATTGGGGATTCTTATTTACGATCGCACAAGGTAGTATTACTGGGAAAGCCACTCATCGCAGTGGCTTTTTTGTACCTACCGCTAAAATAGCTTATCATTAGTAAAACTAACGAGGGCTATCAAATGGCATTGTCACGAAATCCAAACCGCACTAAATCAATAGAAAAGGCATGGCTAAGAGAAATTAAGCGAAAGTTTAAGCAACTCAATAGCTACATGCTTGCACTTCCGCTTACTAGCATTACAAACAACGTCACAGCAGCGCAACAGGCGCAGATTGATATCTTTATGAAAGGCATGCGAGAAGAGGCTATCGGCATATTGCTCTCCACTCCCTGGCAGAATAAATACCAGACTGAAGCATATAAACGCGGAATAGATAGGGCTGATTCAGAACTAAAAGCAACTCTATCAGCTCAAGAGGTGGCAAAGGTCGGCACGTTAGATACTGGCGCAACTGCTTTGATTAATACCGCCGTGCATGCTGCGGAGTTAGATTTCCTGCATGAACGGGCCAATGTAAAGCTGTCCAAGTGGGTGGATGATTTACTGTTCGATACTCGCTCAATACTCCATGAGCAATTAGGCGTTGTTTCAGTTGATGACATTCACGCGGCTATAACTGACAGAATAAACGTTACTACCAGTAGAGCGACAACTATCGAAGTGACAGAAATCGCTCAAGCTTCGCAGCGTTCAGTTATTAAAGAAGTCGAGCAGGTTAATTCTCAATCTGATGAGCTTGTAGAGGTGCGATGGATTACAGTGCAGGATAGTCGAGTTAGGCACTTACACGCGGCATGGCATGGTGAAGTAATGTCAAACGAGCAGGCAAGTAGGAATATAACGATCTCACCTTGGCAGTGTAGATGCTCGATGAAACCCGTCATAAGAGACAGGGTTTCAGCAAGAAAAGAAGCTAAATTCAAGGTAGAGAGAGAAATGCTAAAAAGATCTGAACGTTAGTCGTAAACCCTAGATAGGAGAGCCGATCTAACTGGCTCCTCTAATGTGCTAGCGATCTCTCTAATTCTATCTGACTTGAATTTTTTGTATGCGTCAAAAGCCACATCTGGCGAGCTAAATGATCCAATATGGATATTTTTGCCGTTAACCTTGCACTTTGCTATAAAGCTATTATTCACAGAGTGTTTAAATACACCTATAGGGTATTTTCCTCTAATTGCCGCGCTATCAGACAATAAAGAATTAACCCTTGAACTTACGAACACGCATTTATCAGGGCCGTATATTTTATTGCCTTTAATGAGTAAATCTTTATCAAGCTGCTTTCCTTTCCAGTCCTGCTTTATCATCCATCGTTTAAAGTTTGAGAATGTAAGCCACTCATTGCAGACGGTGCACCCTTTGTATGTAGGCTTGCTAACATGGAACTTTTGGTCGTAGCATCGCATAAGCATATTTTTCCACCGCTGATAGAAAGGGCATTCTCTGCGTTTCCCATCAATTTTAATATTGGTCACGTAATCGGCGTCATTAATACCATGACCTAAAACAAGCTTTCTTTGCGTTATTGACAGCCTTGTTGGTGGAACTTCTATAAATTCTTTCATATAAACCTCACAATTATCGGTTATCAATCTTGAAGTGTTACGCCAGTGGGTGATTGAAGTCCACTTTCAGCCGCTAAGCCTAGGCGTAAAATAATTATAACAGAAAAAGCCGCGAAGTAGTGCGGCCATTGTTTATTTGCACTCTTCCTTATTAATCTCGCCAATAATCTCAAGGCTTGCTCTGCTCTTCATGTAATCAATTACATAACCTTGCTTTGTGACTGATTTAAAAACAAGCTGACCTCTTTCGTTTTCAATAGGTTCTGTAATTACTTCCGAGTCAACAAAAACCCCGTAGCCATACTCTCTTATTGTATGGCCTTTCTTTATTTTCTGATTATTCATTTTATTTCTCCTCTTCTTTTATTTTTCCTGCTTTTATTACAACCGGGTTGTCGCCATCAGAAATCAGGGTAGCAACGTAATAAGCGCTTTTAATTGAAATAACTCTGAGCTGATAATCCCTGCCAAGAGTGAATATACTTACCAGCCCTGATGCTCCATTAAGATCTTCGTCAATAAGCTTTACCCCGTCAGAAACTAGCTCTCCTGTTATTGAAATATTAAATATGCGTTTATCAAGCTCCATTGCCTTATTGTAATTTAGCTCTGATATTTGAATTCTCATTTCACTCTCCTTTATTTTAGATAATAGTGGTCATTAGATAGGGGTATAAAACCCCGCTTAAAGTAACAACCACTAAGCTTTAGTTGTTAAGTCAATTCATAGTAACTAATACAGATAAACCGCTTATCAGGTGCAAATTAGGTCTGCCAATCCTGCTTGTATAAAATACGCGGTATGTTTCTCTTGTGGTAACTCTTTCGGGCTACCCCTGTTTAATTGCAGTTATAGTTATTTAAACTGCAATGCTCCCCCTATCTATCCTGTATTAACAAAATCCCCGAGTTAATACATTTGCATATCGATTAAGCTATCGACTTAGCTGGAGCTGGTTTATCTGTTTATTTCTGGTATAGCTGTTTGAGTATTGAAGGCTTCCGCTGATTCACTCTGGAGTTTAATTTTAACGTGGTAAGCACCGTATAAAGACACGGTTGATTGGTTTGGATAGCAGATATAAAAAAAGCTTAGAGAAAGTACCCTGTCGGACACCACTGTAAACAATGGTAGGGTATTTCGTCTAAGCTCTCTGTGTATCTTGGTCCGACCCAATCAACTAGGTAAGTATAGCAAACTACCGAGCTAATACAAGTCGGTAGTTTGGTTTGTTATATTTGAGACTCATGCACAAATAGTTTTTCTATGCCTTTCTTCGTGCTATTTGTATTGAGTCCAGATTGAATCTCTTTTTGCCATACACAAATGAAATCACTTGGCGCATTGTACTCACTAATAAACACTTGATGATCTTCTTTGCGTTTATCGCGGCACCATTCCCAAAACTCAGCGTGGTTAAAATCATCTTTGTATTTTGTTGTGTTTGCATAAGGCGGGTCGCAATAAATTACTGATTGCGGCGGTATTTCTAGCGCGTCATAGCTACACTGAGCAAGCTTAACACCTTGCAGCTTAGGCGATTGTTTTGCAGCATTGCGGTATGATTCGCAGACATAATCTCTAATGCCAGCCCCATCCCTACGCCACCCGCCCCAAAACTTCCCGGAAAAAGAGTATGCAAAAGCGGCGAAACCCTTAAAAAGAGGGAAGTTTAGCGCTCTATTTTTGTAGTCCAGCTCAGTAAATTCTAAATTGTTTTTCGGCATTGTTAAAATGTCATCTCTAATATTTATTAGCGCACAAATAAGGAGTTCATTAAAATCCGCCCCCAGCCGCTTCCCTTCAACCTTATCAATCATATTTGCACCGCCCACAAACGGCTCAACGTACCACTGACCTTCTTGCCTGTCCTTTAGAATAATCGGCAAAATATGCTTTGATATTCTGTTTTTACTACCCATGTATTTCATCCAACTCTCCTTTAACCTTCCAAATTTGCCACGCACCCCATGAGGTCAATCCACACGGGAGCGAGTTATTATCATCACAAGTCTTTTGCTGCTCAAAGTGACAGCCTGCACAGTTCTGCGAATGCGATACAACCGGCACTAATACGATTACATCAATTACAACTCCGTAGCCTTGAGGCGTGGCTATAACGCCGTTACATTTAAACATCAGCTAACTCTGGCTTTATGCATTATTTCTGCCACATGAGAATGAACAAACAACACCATTCCATGTAGCAGGTCTACCGCAATACACACAAAGACCATTAGCATTTTGATTGTAACTAAGCTTTATTATATTCATAATATCCATCCTTTAATTGTGGTTAAGTTAATCAGATAACTCTGCAAGCTGCTCATAAAAAGAATAGGTCGCCGCCACTCGCTTAGCATCCTTCAGTACAGTGTTAGTAATGCGCCCGTAAACGGCTCTCTCAGACTGGTAAGCTGTCATGCCTTGCATTATGCAAAGCTCTACGGCTTCACGCCGCTCAGGTCGTTTAATTAGCTTTTCAGCTATTAGGTTGAATTGCTGTTTGTTCATTTTGCAGTCCTTTAGTTAAGCCCCGAAGGGCTTGGTTGTTATTTAAACGGGTGCGGTGCGTAGCTTATAGACATAAAGAGGTGTCCGTGTTTGTCGCAATATTTTGCAATAGAGCGCAGCGCGGAAGGCTCGGCAATCCAAGATACTTTTTGATTTTCGCTATCCATTTCTGGGTATGTAGCGCTCATTTTTGCGCCATTGCTAGACATATCACTAAGCTGCTCATGACTTAAAGATGTTGCGAACTGCTGAGACTCGCTCATATAGTTTGTGATAATAATCATAATTTACTCCGTTTAGTTGGTGGTTTCACCTAAAAAACCCCTTTCGGGGCTGTTGTTATGCTGGTATGAATGTGACAACGCCACCGTCTTTGTGTATGTCGTAAGCGCCAGCGTCTTTACCAGTATTAATTATCACAATCTCACCCCATGAATGAGACTCTAGGATTGCGTGAGTTGAAGCCTCAAGACCGAACGCGTCGCGTACATTATCAAGAAGGCTTACTGATTTTAGGTTAGATGTGAATGCTGGCATATTTAACTCCTTAGTTGATTGTGAAGCAGTTTTGCTTCGATGAGGTAATAATAGCAAAGCTCTTTTATGCTTGCAAGCTTTTATTTGCTTTTAATGTATTTAATTCATTCGATAGCTTTAACCTATCAAACCAGTTCAATTGATAGGTATAGTTGTTTATTTCCTTTAATGGTTGTATTATTAGGGAATTAGATATAAGGGCTGTAAATGAAAAAGCTAAAATTACTAATTAATAGCCGCACAAGTGGCAAATATCATCGTGAAGTGATTGATGGGCGTTCGCACATTGTTACCCAGATGATGCCTATTCGTGGAAACACTACGATGAATGGCATCTACTACCCTGATAAGGATGTTGAGTCTAGTTTTATGCAGCTCAATATGCTGCCAGCTCCTAGCGGTCATCCTAGCGTTAATGGAGTTAGTGTTCTTGCATCTCATCCAGTGGCCAATAATAAGCAAAACATTGGTGGGTTCTTGCGCAATCCTCGTAAAAAAGGCAAACGTGTATTTGTTGATTTCATGCTAGATGAAGAGATTGCTAATAATTCAGAAGATGGCAAAGAAACAATTCGACGCATTGAAGCCGGTGAAAAAATCGGTGTTTCAACTGGTCTCGGCATTCAGCGAGTAATTAATAAAACTGGCTCTGATGATTTCGGCGCTAAATATACTCGTGAGGGTAGCGGATTTACATTTGACCATGTTGCAATTCTATTGAATGAAACAGCAGCAGGCGAACACGCAGGAACAGAACTAATTACCAACTCGGAAGAGTGCGAAGTAATGGTGTTCAATTCCGAGTCTAATGAAAGCGTTTTAGATTCCGTTTCGGAACTTTTAGCAGGCGACAAAGATTACACAGTAACATTAGAAAACGGTTTTATTGCCGTTAACCACAAGCAAAACACAAACAATAAAGAGGTGAGCAACATGGATAAGAACCAACTTGTCTTGGCTATCATCGGTAATAGTGCCAACAGCTACAAGGTCGCAGATAGTGAGCAGTTAAATGCCATGACTGATAAAGACTTGTTAGCAATTGTTGCCACTAATTCACTAGATGAAAAGCAAGCTAAAGATTTTCTAACTACTAATAGCCAGATTGATTTTGACGGCTATGCAGAGTTTAAAACAAACAAAGCTGAGTTTGATTTATTTCAAGCAAACAAAGCAGCAGAGCAGAAAAAAGTGATCGATAATATCGTAGCTAAATCTGATCTAACCGAAGATATGCTGAAAGGTAAATCTGACGTTGAGCTGAATGCAATTAACGCATTGCTAACTCCTGAAAAGCAAGCAGTACGAGTTGCGGAACAGGGCAAAACAATCACGACTAACGCGGCTGATAAGCCTGTTGTAGATTTTTCATAATTAGGGGTTAGATATGACACAAGTTATTTCTCTTAACGCTGGTGCAGTAGGTCAGCCAATCTCAAATGAGCGACTAGCTAATGCTGCCGGTATTTTACCAGGGCATTTAGTTATTGAAGCCTTGGGTGAAGTCGGCGTTAATGTTACCGCTGACGCTTTAGCGCAAAAACTATTTGCACAAACTAACCTAGCTATTGCTGGCGATGTTGATACTGCATACGCTGACGGTGAAACAGTTAGTTATGGTGCATATCATGCAGGCCAAGAAGTAAGCGCAATTGTTGCCGCTGGTGCTGCTGCAATCGCTGACGGTGCGCCCGTTGCCTCTGCTGGCGATGGTACGTTAAAAATCGGCACTGCCGCAACTGCAATCGGTTATGCAACTGAAGCCGTTGACAACTCAGGCGGCGCAACTGCTGTCCGCATTTCTATTCGTGTAGCGTAAGGAGCTATAAAAATGAATACACAATTAAACGCACGTAGCTCTTTTGGCGCAGGTCGCGCAGAGCATGCAGCAATCATCTCACAGGCTCCGCAGGCTTGGGCTGATTATGCAACAAATCACGAGCAGGTTTTTGCTGAAAACGGCTTAAACAAATATGTGCTTGTTGATAAAGACAAGAATATCGTAGCGCGTAACTCTCAAAGTGCTGAGCTGGTTAAAAACAACCTTTATGTAACGAATGCCGCAACGCTTCGACATGAAGATTTTATGATTATCCAGCAAGTTATTACAGAAGTTCGCCGCCGCAAGTTAAACGGTATTGCTGACTTACAAGCTGCCGGCTTATCTTTCCCTGCTGATATTTCAACGCAAATTATCGGCACTGAAAACATCAGCGAATTTACCGAAGCAGACCAAGAGCAAAACCCAACTGGCTTCAATGGTGATGATCTGGTATTCGGTGAGATTTACGTGCCTAATCCAATTACGCACAAATCATTCACGGTTCCGTGGCGTCAGCAGGGATTTAGCTACAAAACCTCTTTAGGTTTAAGCGAGTCTGTGCGCATGGTAGCAGAGCGCCTTGAAGAAACATTATTCAACGGCAACGCGAAGATTAAGGTTAACTTTAACGGTGCGCTGCAATCTATCTACGGCTACACAACTCACCCTGACCGTGGAACGACTACTATCAGCGATTGGAATGTGTCAACCAACTATGACAAAATCGTAAATGAAGTAATTTCAGCGGTTGGCAAGATGTTCGCTGAGCAAGGCGGCGTCGAGATGGATAGTGTTGTTATGTACTTCCCTAAAAATCTTAAACCGGTTATGGATCGCGATTACTCATCTGTTAAAGGCGACAAAACGGTTAAACAGCGCCTTATGGATATTCCAGAAATCAAGGATATCAAGTTCGCTGAGAAACTTGCTGACAACAACGTGCTATTTGTTGAGATGCTTGCGCGTACAGTTCAACTTGGCGTTGCTTCTGACATTGTCAGTGTGCCGCACACAAAAACAAACCCGATGGCAGGCCAGCCAATGACCACCTATGCAGCGATGACTCAAGTCATCAAGTCTGACTCCAAAGGTAATACCGGCATCATGCATGCCGTTGTTGCATAGATAGCTGAAGCATAAAGACTCAAGCCGCTTAATTGCGGCTTTTTGGGTAGTAGAATTTGATTATAGGGCTAACGATGAAATACATTGTAATTAAAAAAGGCACTCTCACGCACAAAGTCGGTGACATTATCGAGCTAACTGACAAGCAAGCACTTAGCCTTGTTAATAAGGTTAAGCCTGCACCAGTTGAACCAGTGAAAGAGCCTAAGAAAGTTAAAAAAGGCAAAGCCTAATGTCTCGCGTAACACCGGCAGAAGTAAAAATAATTGTTAGCACTACGCTGACCGATGATGTTATTCAGGTTTGGATTGATGCGGCTAGTGCGATAGTTACAAAAAACGCTAGTTGTATCGGTGGAGATGAGGCGCTATTAACACAGATTGAACTGCAACTATCAGCGCATTTTGTGACAGTTAACGGGCCATCATATAAAGGCTCTATTTCAAAATCAAAAATTGACGTATTAGAAACGACCTACGCAATTACAGCGATGGATAAAAACGACATTGAAGCGACTGCGTACGGTAAAGCGGCTAATATAATGTCGGGCGGTTGCCTAACTGATTACAATGACGATTTTGCAACCGCGGAGTTCTTTTAATGGCCCATGATTACGCAGGCGACAGGCAATTAGCAGAAGACTTGATTACAGAGTATGGCGCAGCTAGTACCGTTATCAAAAAAGGCACGACAGGCGGCACTGACGCATGGGGCGACCCTAAACCAGATGAACCTGATATTGTTATCGATGGCATTATCACGCCTTGGCTAGATGCTAAAACAAGAGAAATCGACGGCGAGAATATTTTGCGCGGTGATGGATTCGTTTATTTCCACTCTGAAGTCGAGCCGGAAATTAACATGCAAACAACTTTAAACGGGAAAACTTTCAGGATTGTTAACACTAAAGTGCTTGATTCTGTTGATGGTACCAACGTTTATCGCCGCTTGCAGCTTAGAACCTAATGGCCAATCAATGGCAGAAGATAGCGCGAAGAAATCAAGAGCGACTTAGATTAGTAGCTCAAGAGTCTTACGTTGAAGTGGCATCAGATACAATTGTTCGCTCTCCTGTTGATGAAGGTACATTCAGGAATAACTGGTTTGCTGGATTGAACGAGCCAAATACAAGAACAACGAAAGCCAAATCAAAGAAAGGGTTTGGCGAAAAAGGCGGGGCTAGATTTACAGAGTTTTTGCACCTTAGTGCATCGTTTAAACTAGGCGACAAGCTATTTTTAACTAACTCTTTGCCGTATGCTAGGCGTTTGGAGTATGGTCATTCACAGAGAATGGCTCCGTATGGGATGGTTAGATTAGCGACTGCTCAATGGCCTATGATAATCAAGAAAATAGCGAGAAAAATTAAATGATTAACAAGCACGACTTAGCAAAAGCATTGTTGAATCAGGCAAGATTGATTGCTGTTAATAATAGCTATAATCTAATCCCTAATGGCAAGGCGTATCAACCAGACCCGAACACGGCATATATTCAAGAGTTTGTTTTGTATGGAGATGACAATGCGATAGGTATGTCTGATAATTCATGTGATATTCAACTTGGCATTTATCAGATAACGATTAACACGCCTAAAGCGCAGGAAGGATCAAAGTGGACAGGGCTAAAAATTGGCGATGTCTATCAGGCTGGATTTGCTCGCGGTACTGAATTAATTTACAACGATCAAAAGGTTCGGATAAAGAACGGCACATTGCTACCTATGGATAGTGACGACACGCACGATGTACATGTATTAAGTATTAAATATTCAATAATAAACTAAAAAGAGGAACAAAATATGGCTTGTAATGATAGCGTAATCACAACTGCTGGAATGTCCGTGTCAATCGGGCCAGCTCCGGCAACACTCGACCAAGTAGGCTTTGACGCTGTTGCGGTAGATGAAATCGGGGAAGTGTCCGACATTACTGATATCGGTAAAATCTTCAACACCGCGACACGTACACCACTATCTAGTCGTGCGGTGATTGAGCAGAAAACCTCATTCACACGACAAAACCCGACTTTAACCTTCGGGCCGTCTGATGATGATGCTGGTCAAGTTGCAGCAGAAGCGGCGCTAGAGTCTGATGATTGTTATACAATTAAATTTGTGCGACAAAACGGCGCGATCATTTACATAACCGCGCAAGTCTCAGCGTTTACTGTGTCTTATGCTTCTGACTCATACGAAGCCGGCTCAATGACGTTATTAGCGCAGTCTGACCCTGTGAAAGTTGCAGCTCCATAGATTAGCGTTTAAGCATTAAAAAATGCTATGATTAAACCACAGCTAGTAGGATCGCATCCGAAAAGCGGCATCATCCACCGCCTCTAGCTGTACTTTTTTGGATGTTAATTTAAGGTATGAAATTATGGATTTAAATGACTTATTTGCAGCAGGCCAAGCGACTATTGAGCTAAAGCATCCGGCACATGGAACGCCTCTTATGGACGATTCAACACCTCCAAAGCCGCTTTCTTTAACAGTTCTAGGCCATCACACAAAAGAATACAAAAAACTTGCTCGCGCAATTGGTTTTGCTAAGAGTAAGCGCGATAAGAAAGACGTTTCAGATTTATCATTTGAAGATACATGTGCAATTTTAGATTTAAACGAAGCAGACGAACTTGAATTGCTCGCTTCTGCTGTTGTTGATTGCAACCTGTTCTTTAACGGTAAATATGTTGAATGCACAAAAGAGAATGTTTTAGCGATTCTTTCTGATGTGCGCATTCCCTGGTTACTTGATCAATACGTGCGAGAGGTCAATGCAGGAAAGATTTTTTTCAAAGGCTAAAATCTGAGCTAATCCTATACGCAAAACAATTGGCGTGGCTTAGTAGCTCGCCAAAATCATTGCAGGGCAGTAACGCTAAAAAGAAGCGGCGAATAGATACGCTATCAGATGATAGTAGATTTAAAAAACTACCAAGCGCAAACAGCTACCTTGTTGAGTGCTTTGAACTTGCAGGGTGTTATCTATCCGTTGGCATGGGCATGTTTCCGCTGTCATGGGTTGAGATTG